GCCCACTTGCCAGTAGCAAGACCTGTAGCAATGTTGCCACCTTGAGATTGAAGGAAGTTAGCACCAGCTCCCAACCATGCACCAGTAGAAGATGCCATGACACCTTTAATTGGCCGTGGTCCGAAGTCAAACTCCTTAGGCTTACGTGGCTTGAGGAACTCAGCACGGGGAGTAGTGAGGGGCTTGGGAGGTTGGGGAAGACGATCAGGGCGTAGCATACGGGATGCTTCTGCTGCAATATCAGCACCAAACTTATCAGCTGCAATCTTACGTAGAGCAGCATCAGTATCTGCTTGAGCACTCAACAGTGACTCAGCTAGAATGGCTTGGTTACGACCAAGTGAAGCGAACTCAACTTGCTCTGCCTTATTAGCACTACGACCCTGTTGACCTTTAACAGCAGTAACTCCCTCGCTTTGGAGGGCTTTAATGACAAGATCTTGGTTCTGGAATGCCAGCTCTTTGGTCGCATCCTCAAGCTTACGATACTCGGCTTCATTAGCAGCAGCTTGTGCCATCTGGTTGAAGGTGAGCTGCTGACCGAAGATCTTCTCTGACTTTGCATACTGCTTCATTTGAGAAGCATATTCAAAGTCTTGGATCTTTAGGTTATACTGCCAATCCTGTAGGTTGGTGCTATCCTTCCAAGCAGCCAGGGTTTCCTCGTTGCGTTTATTAAGACGCCACTGCTTTCTATTTTGTTGATAATCAGCACGAGTACGCTTCTTACCATACTGCCAGGATTGAAGGTTTTGTTCGTATTGAGCCTCTTGTGCTCTATTCTGTGCATTTGCTTCTGCCTGGCCACCCAACCCACCAAGGATGGAGCTAACACCAGCAATAGCTAAACCAAAAGGAAAAGCCATAATCAAGCCCTCCTATAGAAGCCAGGTGAGTATTGTCCTTCCCATTGCATAGACACAAGACTAACAGGGAACGGAGTATTAGAAGTTACTTTCATCGTATAGTTATCTGGTCTCTGATAAATGGGGACTTTATAAACGTAGGAATCACGGAACGGTGAAGTATCCGAGATATAGAAGTCAGCAACTCTAGCACCACCAATACTGAACCACTCAGGCCGACTACGATCTCTAATGCTGAAATAGATCTCACCACCAAGACCTGTATAGAATGCCATGCGGGATGTCATGGTAACAGCAGTGAAGTCAACACCCTGCTGACCCATAGAGTAGTAGTACCTAGGAAGGGTAAGTTCCATGTTGTACTCATAGCCAACATAGATGTAGTTACCAGAGACATCACCAGGGATGGTGAAGTAGGTACCACCACCATCTGTTTCCAGTACAGCTACATTAGTGTAGCCAGAAGCAGTACCGGGGCTACCAGTCTTCAATAGACCGACAACAAACCGAATGACTTTGGTTGTGTTAAAGTAGGTGGGTAGATACACCTTAGTTACACCAGTGACGTTACTATAGCTTGGTGCAGTAGGGGGTGTTGGTGACACCATCGTTACATCAGTTACCTCACACCATGAATCAAGGTGTGGATCTACTGTGTTACCAAGACTGTTGATAAGACCACCAGTACTGGGTGCCAATACCAACTTATGCTGAGTAACTGTGTAACCCTCAGTACCACTGGTCAGGATATACAGGACATCACTTTGGATAGCTGTGTGGATCACATTGGAGGGTAGCAGCCAACGTACCCAGGAGGCCAGAGCACGCTCCTCCCCCTGCTCGTAGTACCGATGGAGGTACAAGTACTTGGTTGTCCTACTAGAGGCCACCCACAGGCCATTCTGAGCGCTTCCTACGGTATCTGTAATACCTTGTGGCATCCATTCAGGTACGATCTTAGTGGTCTCTGTAACCGTGGGGGATTCACGTTGACCACGAGTGAAGATCTCAAATGCCCTAGACCAGCTCTGGTTCCTACTTACATAGAGAACAGTAGAGCCGAGGTCAACAGGCTTTAGGTAACGATCACACTCGTAGTTAGCAAGTGTTCTGATGCTACAGTTGGCAGGTGTCCATGCACCATTCTCTGCTTCCATCAGGAACTGTTGGCTCTCACTGAACAGCAGTAGACCCTGTGTAATGGGTACCACTGAACGAATGATAGCAGGTTTAACACTAGCACAACTAAGGTCAATAGGGTCAGCAGCAGTCAGTGTTGTAGCTGACTTATGGTAGAAGTTATAGTAGTCACCAGCCTGAGACATGGAGACGTTATCTTCAGTCAGGAAGCCAAGCCTATTGTTAAACAGGAAGACATCCTGAATGGTGTTATCGACAAAGGTAGGGTGACTGTTGGAGTCATTGTCACCAACAAGCCGTGGTTCCCACAATAGAGGAAGGCTATTGACAGTAACAGAACCATCCAGGAATGTAGCAGTGAATGCAAGTGGACTAGTGCTTGTACGGATCAATGCAATGGGCATAGTAGCCTCATTGATACCAGTACTAACATTGGGAGCAATGGTCTCCTCCCAGTAACCCTTACCACTTGTTCCATTATCAGCTACAAATTTAAGGTAGAAGTCGTCCTTATCAGCTGATGTGTTGTTGATCTTGACAACCTGACCATGTTTAGCTTGCTCAGGAAGACGAGTAAAGGTATCAACAGAATCTTGAAAGACGCGTAGATCCTTTCCTGCAATACCAGCGAAACCTGAAACATCAGTATCAGAACTGAATGTTAAATAGATGGTGTTGTCAATGACAGTCTTAGTTGCAAAACCACTAGTAATTGCGGCTGATATACCAGCTGTTACAATGCCGATATTTACAGTAGGGGCTGTGGCTGGTGCTGTTGGTGGGGCTGGCGAAGTATAGGTAAACGTACTGGCACCAAGAGTCACTGAATAAGTAATATCGTTCTCAACATTAGAGATAACAATGGTAGCTTGACGCTTGGCATTCCAGGTAGGTGCTGCCTTAGCAGTTACTGTTTTCTCAGTATTGACAACATACGTGAAGTCGTTAATGGTAAGTGTCTTAATGCTGCGGTAATCAGTAGCAGTCAGGTAACTCTCAACAGCTGCTTGCTTACCAGCTGGGTAAGACACAGTACCAGCTAATCCAGTCAATAGGTTCCACACCTTAATGACACCAGCAGAAGACACAGTAGCAATGTACTTCTCTTGGTTATCCCTGAACATACTAAACCATGCAGCTGAATCAGCTGTGTTAGCAGTCAAGCTAGCCAACCTACCCAGGAACTTACCACCAGGTCGCTTTAGCATACCAAGGGTAATATCTGGATAGCAGTTCAGTGCATCTTTGACTTGACCCAACAGCATCTTCTCATCAGCTTGTTGTGATACACCGCCAATGTAGTTAGGTATACGTTGAGAGATTGCTGTCATCGTGCAAGTGCCTTAAATGGTTTGTAGCTGTTGTAGAAGCCGTCACCTTGTTTGAAGCCAAACATGGTGTAGTCACCCTCATTGCATTCATACTCAAGACAGTTAGCACGACGCCATGTCTCAAATGAAGCAAGAGCTTGAGTCAAGTTTACATCACCAACAAGACGAATAGCACAACGTGTGGCAGCTCGTGAGGTGATGTAGTCACGGAATACTTGAGGTACATCAACGAAGTCGTAGTACCAAACTACATCTACATCGTATGTCTTAGTAGTATCCCAAATATCAGTGTGTCCAATCTTATCATACAACCTACCGTTCCTAATAACAGTGTCGTAGTCGTTATTAGCAACAGTATCACTAAGATCAATTTGTAGCATACTACCCGTCATAGATAGATAGCCATTAGTATCAGGAGTAAATGGATAGTTAACTTCTCGGTTAAACGTCCATCCCTCTGCCTGTACCTCCCGTGAGACTTGCATTAAGGTCTCATATGCAATTGCAACTTCCGGGTTGATTACAGCTTCGACAGTAGATCCATCCTCATACGTGATGGTCTGTGCCTCGATGGTGGTAACAGGCGCCTGACCAATAGACGCCAGAATTTCATTAACAGCTTGTAGCTCAGCCTGAGCGTTATTGGTATACGGCATAACAATGACGTTATAAAAAGATTAAAAAAAAGGGACCCCGAAGGATCCCCATGTAGAACTAATTAAGCAGCAGTACGGCTAGCGTCAAGTGCCGGAGAATCGGCCTCAACACCAACGTAAGAGGTACGAAGACACTGAGTCTCCGAGAATACGCCAGAAGCGGTAGCACCGCCATGTGTACGAGACACAGAGCGACGAACGGCATGGTTATCAGAGACAGCCAGGTTACCGTTATCAGCGTAAGTAGAAGCATAAGCACCAGTGACAGTGCGGGTAGCAAAGTTTACATTGCCAGCCACACCGTTACCACCAGCAGCAGTAGAAAGATTAGCCATTAGGTGTTACCTCAGTTGGTATAAGAAACAGTGTCAACACGGAAGGTTGCACTAGTGGTGCCAGCAACTGACAGCACATCACCAACGCGATAGCCATCACCGCCAGCAGCAACAGTCTGGCCAGTCACACCACCACTAGTTACAGTGGTAGTAAGAGTACAGCCAGAACTGTTGATGTTGTCATCAGTGGTAGCCTTGGTACCAGCCACTTGACCAGTACCATTAGAAAGGCGGGTTACCGTAACAACGGTACCACCTTCACGACCAGGCTCAATAGGGGGACGCATGTAGGCAGTTTCACTTGTAGTGACGCCTACACCATCAACAACTGCGAATCCCATTTACTCTCTCCCTTTATCAGGAGCGAGCCGACTGCAGCTCAATAGCAGCAGCGGGGTTCAGAGTACCGCAGCCCATAGCCAGACGACCCACGATCAGGTCACCTTGATACATCACGGAGACATCACCAGAGGTGGTCTGCACGGAAGGAGCGATAGCTTCCACGACACCAGCAGCATCCTTGTAGTAGATCAGACCACAGTGGGTGCTGAAGTTACCGGAGTAGTTGTTGTTCTCACCGTTCACAGCGGCGATGTTGCCAGCCAGGAAGGGCAGGTTGTTGCTACGCTTGATGCTGATACCAGCGATCTCATAGAGACCTTCGCCGGAGTTCAGGTTACCCTGAGTGTTACCGTAGTCACGGTTCAGGATATTCGAATCGACTTGCGACACAAGTGCGTAGTATTGACGAGGAGACAGCACAGCGGTGCGGCCCATCTTGGGAAGGTTCTTCTCATCGAGAATAGAAGCAGCTTCGAAGAAAGCATCAACCAGAGCTTGAGCGTCATACTCTTTGTTAGCACCCAGTTGAATCACGCTACCGCCGGGCTCAGGGCCAGGAGCGGCAGTGATGGGGTGAGCTTCACGAGCAGCCTTAGCGATCTGACGGAAGATCTTCTTGTCGTAAGCTTCGGCCAGAGCATAACCAATCTTCTTGGCGATCTCCGAACGAAGGCTGTAGTGAGCCAGAGTCTCATCCAGGTCGTACACGAATGCACTGGAGATGAGAAGGTCATCACACACGATGGTCTTCTCGGCCACCGGAGGATCACCACTTCCGAGGATAGGAGTACCGGGCTCATGATAAGCCGCCTCCATGCGCCCCGTGAAGATGAACTGCATAGCTTTGCCGTTCTTCAGGGTACGGCTTTGCACGGTACCTTTGGCGATCGTAGCCCCTTCATAGGCCTTGAACATCTCGCCAGAGAACAGTTTCAGATAAGTTGCGTACTTGGTATCATAGGCAGTACCAAGGGCAAGGGGAGTGCCGGACGTATTGTTAATAGTACCGACAGAAGTTACAATGCTGTTAGCCACAATAGTTTAAGAGAGAGTTGTTTGCGTAGTCTCTCTAAGCGCTTAGAATTTTTGTTGTCATTTTTGTTGTCGTCTCTCCGACTGTCATGACTAAGGGTGTCGGTCGTAACCGGCCTCAGTCAAAGAAAAGGAGGTCCTACTCTGAGGTGCCTCCAGTCCAAGTAATGGTCAGGTCCAAGCAGCAAGAGTGCCAGCCTGTACCTTAGTGCCCTTGGGGCTCATCTCAACCAAGGTCTGATTAGCCTCACCATATGCAGTTGCAAAGGCGGGTGAATCAGAGGTAGGTGTGACGTATTGAACAGCAGATACCGAAGAGTTCTTCGGATCAAAAGGATTAGCTCGTGCCATAGTAATTAACCAATAGAAGGGGCGACCAATGCAACAGGTGTTACCTCTGCACTGGCCAGGTCAAGTGGGAAGTTGTGAGCATTACGCTCGTGCATCACTTCAAAGCCCAACCCTGCACGATTCAGGATGTCCGCCCAGGTAGGGATAACATTGTTCTGATTGTCGATAAGAGATTGGTTAAAGTTGAAACCATTAAGATTGAAAGCCATGGTCGAAACGCCCAGAGCAGCAAACCAGATACCAACAACAGGCCAAGCAGCAAGGAAGAAATGAAGGCTACGGCTATTATTGAAAGATGCATATTGGAAGATCAAACGTCCAAAATAACCATGAGCAGCTACAATGTTGTATGTCTCCTCCTCTTGCCCAAACTTGTAGCCGTAGTTCTGAGACACCTCTTCAGTCGTCTCGCGTACCAGCGATGAGGTAACAAGCGAACCGTGCATAGCACTGAACAGCGAGCCACCGAACACACCAGCGACACCCAACATGTGGAACGGGTGCATGAGGATGTTATGTTCAGCCTGGAATACCAGCATGTAGTTGAACGTACCGCTAATACCCAACGGCATGGCATCACTAAAAGAGCCCTGCCCGAACGGATAAACAAGAAAGACTGCCGTGGCCGCTGCCACTGGCGCACTGTATGCGACAAAGATCCAGGGCCTCATCCCTAATCGATAGCTAAGTTCCCACTCTCGTCCCATGTAAGCATAGACGCCAATGAGGAAGTGGAAGACTGTGAGTTGAAATGGTCCCCCGTTATAGAGCCATTCATCAAGTGAATTAGCTTCCCAAATTGGGTAGAAGTGTAGTCCGATGGCATTGCTGCTCGGTACGACGGCTCCCGATATAATGTTGTTTCCATAGAGAAGGCTCCCAGCGACAGGTTCGCGGATCCCATCAATGTCAACAGGAGGCGCTGCAATAAATGCAAGAATAAAACAAATGGTAGCAGCCAACAAACAAGGGATCATGAGAACCCCGAAGTGGCCAATATAAAGACGGTTGTTAGTACTGGTTACCCAGCTTAAGTAAGAGTCCCAAGGGTTGCCTTGAGACTGTGGGGCTGCGAGTGTTGCAGTCATTAGTAGTGTTAGTTGAGTCGTGTTACTTGGACCCTACCAACTCCACTGGCAGTGAGACCGATAGCATCAGCCGCACCTTTACTGAGATCAATACCCCTACCATGAATGTAGGGACCGCGATCTGTGACCCGTACAACGGCACACCTCAAGAAACAAACACGAAGGCGTGTTCCAAAGGGGAGTGTCTTGTGCGCTGCAGTAAGGCCGTTTTGATTATATCGTTCGCCACTAGCAGTAAGGTGGCCATGGAAGCCTGGACCATACCAACTAGTGAGGACTGACAGAGTAGTTAGAAGAGGTAGCATAATAATAAAGCAAGGAACTTTAATATTGTTTACTCCTACAATTCTACCAATACACGCGCAGTATTAGCAGAACTACCAATACTTAGTAACCCTTCTTTGTAGAAGGCATCTTGACAGGCTTACCTGTTTTAGCTGATGCTTTCTTAGCTGCTGCTTTACCAGCAGGAGTGTAGGGGAACTCCTTCTTTCCAACCTTAGGCATGATAAACTCCGTTACTTTTGTTTAGCTGTTTTGGCTGACTTCTTAAATTGAGCAGCAGTAGGAGCACCGGGAGAACCAGGCTTCCTCATCTTCTCATTAGAACCAGCTTTGATACGCATACGCTTAGCATGGATGTTAGCGTAGAGACCTTGCTTAGCCATCTTAACACTTCCACTTACGAAGGGCTAGTGCTTTGCGAGTAGGTCTACCCTTCTCATCCTTCATCGGTCCCTTCACACCACCCATACGGGCACAGAAGGAACGCTTACGTGGCCCTCCTTCAGGCTGTGGAGCCTTCAGGTTAGAGCCAGTAGCCTTGTTATATTTGGCACGACCGGCAGCCGTCAGGCCACCAGTGCGTGATTTGTGTACACCAATCTTCAGGCTGACGTTACTTTTTCTTTCCGCCATTACCCTTATGTCCTTTACTACCACAAGCCATTAGAATACTCCGGGGATAAGTTGACCAGTTACTGCGTAAGCGCCAAGAGCAGCCACAACACCAAGCATAGCAAGGCGACCGTTGATGAGTTCAGCACGTTCGTTATGCATAACGTTATAAGAGGGGTCCATGTATACGGGTGGTTCCTTAGCAAAGATGTTAGTGTCGTTCATCAGAAGTTAATGTTAGAGCGTTCCAGTTTATCAGCCACATCAGAACGATAGGCTGGATCCTTATCGTAACGTGGGTCACTCATAGCAGCAACGAGTTCAGCTTGGGAGCGGAAGCCATCGCTAGCATTACGAGGTGCTTGACCAGTGAGCATCTCACCGTCATAACCAATGGAGTCTTGGTAGCGAGCGTTGAGTGCTTGCACTGCAAAGAACATAGCAAGCGGGTCACCACGATCCATCACCTTATCATACATTGCAACTTCTTGCTCAGTAAGATTCTGGCTGGCCCATTGAATCATACTTTGGTATTCATCGGAACCACCAACTGATTCTTGGATCTGTTCGATGTCGGTAGCTGTAGCCTGTTCTACCTGTGG